CTATCGTATTGATACAGCAGGATTTGAATATAGAGCTAACTTTACAGGATTTACAGGATTTAATACTACTCACATAGCACAGGGTTATATGAGTAATTCAGCGACCACAATTGTTGATTATATGACTGTAAATAATTCAGGATTGACTGAAACTATTACAAGTAATAGTGTTCCAAGCACAGGATTTCCTGGTTCAATAACATCACCTGTATTTAGAATTATAAATGTTGATGAGTTCCAAACACCAATATCTGGTGAAATAGGTGAGATTTATATGTTTGATAAAGAACTTACATCAACACAACAAACAAACCTAATAAACTTCTTGAAAACTAAATGGGGAATAGCTTAATATGAAAGGATTTATCAAATACGGAGAACAAGAGGCTCAACAGGCATTAGACCTTATCAATCAAATAAACGATTGTTTGGGATTACCTGCTGGTGATACTACCACTTGGGATAGAACGACTGCGTTGTGTTCTTTGGATGGATCAAGTGCTTATACGGAATTTTGGGGTTATGTGGTTAAAATTGATACAGACCAATTAGCCGATTGTTTAACACCACAACAAGTGGAGAACATAATTCAACTACCAGAAGGATTAGGTGTATGTGGAAGTAATCAAATAATAAATTAAAAAAAAATATAACTTATATGTCTAACTTAACAGGACAACAAATTAAAAATACCTATCAAGGTTTATTAAAATTAGCCGATAGTTCAACAGGTATTACATCGTCATTCCAATCAATCCAAGATGGTCTTGGTAATGATACTGGTTCAAAAATTGCCATAAACCATTTTGATGCACCTAATGTGTTCTCATCAAATTATTTGATACCACAATATATGGGGTCAGGTTTTCAAATTGGAGCAGGAACACAATATGCTGCAGGAACACAAAATATTATACAGGCTTCTCCATTTTATGATAATGGTGTATTCGCTTATTCTGCGATGAGTTATTATTTGGGAACAGCAACTTCATCAAGTGATACTTGTGAAGCAGCAATTTATTCAGCACAATATGTTAATGGTGGTGGATTACATCCAAAAGATGTAATCATTTCAGGTTTAACAATAACAACAACAGGATCAACAGGAATAAAAACAATTTCTTTCCCATCAAATATTTCTATGAGTGGAATAGGATCTGGTGCTTATTTCGTTGTGTTTAAGGTATCTAATGGTGGAGTTCAACCAACATTTAGACCAGGTGCGGGAAACACTTATGCGGGACAAGCACAAGTATTCTACGGACAAGTTCTTAATGCTGCTGGAACCGCTTATACATCTGCAATTAGAAACAATAGTTCTAACTATGTTTATTCAGGAACATCAACATTTGATAATCCATACCCATCAAGTATTGCATCAACACAAAGTTCAACGGCAAGTATTGCAGGTAGTACATTTGGAATATTATTACACGTAGTAGGCGCATAATATATGAATATACTATTCATACTAATAGATAATAAACTTGACGCCCATTATATCGTAAGCGAAGATGTTAATAATAAGGAAAAACCAAACCAATAATTTAATAGCGACTGTGTCTATGAATAAGACGCTGCCAAACCCTTATTATCTTTTTTCGTTCCAACATATAGCGTCAAAAGAGAGGACAAGTTTTTACCCACAGGTAATAACAAGTAATGTCCGTTATGATAAGTTTAGGTTCATAGAAGCTCCATCAACAAATCTGTCTGCTGTACCACCACAAGTTAATCTTGAATATTTGGGTCAGTATTATTACAGCATTTATGAGAATATTACGAGTGGATCAACTGATATTTCTTTAGCGTATAACAAATTAGAGAGTGGTAGAGCGTGGGTTATTGTTGGTGATGATAATACCCAAGAGTGTTTCTTTGAACCTTATATTTCTAATGATGAGGATTTCTCACAAGTTATTTATGTAAGTGAAGAAGAGGAAGCTTGCCAACAACCTTTTATTACACCAACCACAACTCCTTCTAACACACCAACTCCAAGTATTACTCCGTCCATCACACCAACGATGACGACCACACCAACCAACACACCATCACACACACCTACTTTAACTCCAACCCCAAGTTCAACTCCACCATCAGCAATAGATCCAAATAGTTTGAATGCGTTATGGTGGTTAGATTATTCTAATTCGAATAATATGAGTTTGGCAGGATCATCTGTTTTAGGTTCAAAGAACTTAACAATTTATCCTGATTTTACAGGTAAGACAGGTCAATATGCAGTTTATTATCCGACAGCGTTTAATGGTGTATCAGGTGCAACATCAGCAGAGAATAATGGATTATTTAGTTTGAGTGGTGATTATAATACATCAATTTCAGCATATACTCATTTCTTCCATTTCAGCGGAACTGCATTTAGTTCAGGAATTGTGGCACAATCGGATCAAAACCAAGATTATTCAGGAAATACACAAAGTTATAGGTGGTTCTCAACAGATGACTTTACATCATTCCCTGGCTCTGGAATTAGAACTTATACATTCTTTACAGGTGGAACATCAACAAGTCCTGAACCAGCATTTGGTTATAGTGATAATGTTTGGTATAAAGGTGCTGTTCGTGTATTCCAAACCACAAATACAGCACATACTGAATTATGGATAGATGGTGTTTTAGTGGCAGCTACAAATCAAAACGGAGAACATATCATAACAGCAGTAAATCCTATATTCAAATTATTAGGTAATGGAACATTTGATTTGAAATTAACAGAACAATTCTTCTTTGATTATAAATTGGACGATACACAAATGGGTACGATGTTTAATTATCTAAACAACAAATACTAATGTGGATAAAATGAAAAAAACTGATATTTATTAGTAATGAGCGACAAAAACAAAACAGGATTACATATACAGGAGTTTAATGCTGCCTATGTACCACAATTCCAAGAGGTAATCAAAAACAAGCCGTGGGTGTTCTACGGGGACGATAATATGTTCCCTAACCACCTGCTTACAAACTATCAATATTCCCCAATCACTCGTGCTTGTGCTAACGCTACTATGTATGGTGTGAAGGGTAAAGACCTCATCGTTAAAGAGGGAGACCCTAATGCTATTGGAATGGCAAACAGAAGTGAGACCTTATATGAGGTTTATGAGAAATGTGTTGTTGATAGAATTATATTTGGTGGATTCGCTTTGAATATCGTAAAGTCAAATGACGGAGGTATTGCTGAAATCTACCATACTGACTTCTCAAGATTGAGAGCAGGTAAAGAGGATATGTTCGGTAATGTGGATACTTACTACTATTCTGTAGATTGGAAGGGAACACAAATCAATCCTCAAAAATGGAAACCTGTTGAAATGCCAGCGTTTAATATGACGAGTGAAGATGCTCCATCTATGATCTACTATGTTAAAAAATACCAACCGATGATGAGCTATTATCCAGCTCCTGATTGGATTGCTTCTTTAACAACATCTCAATTAGATATTGAGATTAGAAACTTCCACTTGAATAATACACAAAATAGTATGATGCCAAGTATGTCGGTTTCATTCACAAACGGAGTACCGAGTGAAGAGGAACGCGATATTTTGATGAGACAATTAGAAGCGAAATATACATCCACAAATAACGCGGGTAAGATTTTCTTGTTCTTTAGTGAGAACCCTGAAACAGCACCTATCATAAGTCCAATACCGAACAACGCAAGTGATGCTTGGTATTCACAGATGGCTCCACAAATAGATCAAACGATTTTAACAGCGTGGGGTATAAGTTCGCCTATGTTGCTCGGAATTAAGACAAGCGGACAATTAGGAGGTAGAGCAGAGATGTTAGATGCTTACAATCTATTCTTACAGACAAGAATTATTCCAATTCAGGAAGATATGTTAAAGACATTCGAGAAGATCCTGTTCTTAAAAAATAAACAAATTATCAAATTGGGTATCGAGCAAAATCAAATCTTACCAGACGAGATTCAAGACCAAATTGATATAGCAAAAGGAATATAACGAATGGCAACAGTATTACTTATTAGTGAAACAAAATTAAAAGCGTTCAGCACGCTAAACTCAAATATTGATATGGCTTTATTAGTCAGCACGATCTATATGGCACAGGAACTCGGCCTCCAAACTCTTATAGGGACACGAGGCTATGACTACTATATGGACTTGGTTAAATCAGTTCAACTATCAGGAGGGACTATGTCTCAAGCAGATAGTATTATGTTGAATGATTACATCGCCCCTTATTTAATCCATCGTAGTTATTACGAGGCGATGCCTGAAGTATTTGCTCGTAAGATGAATAAAGCCATCACCATAGGTAATACAGAACAAGGTAGTTCAATAGACATTAAAGGTATGTCTTATTTGAGAGAAATAGAACAAGGTAGATACGAGTTCTACGCTCAAAGATTACTTGATAGAGTCCAAGCGTTTCCAAGTGATTATCCCTGGTATTATAACTACAATCAACAGGACGGTATGCCATCATCATCTCAAACATATTTTGCCGGTATTCACTTTGCTCCTGGTATGAGGAAACCTCCAAGAAGAAATGATTGGTATAGAAACTTACCATACTATCAAGGCCCCGAGTATGATGCTTGTGTGGATTGTTATTAAAAAACTAATATGAACGAAACAATACTATTATTTTTATCTAACGCTATAACTGGTTTTGCTGGTTGGTTTGTTGGTCGTAGAAGACAACAAGCCGATACGGACAATCAGGTACTACGCAACCTTGAAATTGCGATTGGATTATACAACAATATAATTGAGGACTTAAAGGAAGAGATACACCAATTAAATATAAAGATACAGGATTTAGAAAAGAAGGTAGATGATCTACACACAGAAAATAGAAAACTAAAACAGAAAAAAAACTCCCTATAATATGCCGATTCCAAAGCCAGAAGGTACAGACGAACAAAAATACATAAGTGATTGTATATCACAAATCATAAATGAATATGATGCCGAGGGTCAAGCCTACTCTGTATGTAAAGCCGAGTGGGACAAGATGTCTGCTACAGAGGACATTACAGACAATATAGACGATGCTGAAACAGAAGTGGAACAAGGGTTTAACTTTGCCACAAAAGAGAGTGAGGAGTTTGCCACACTACCTAATACCGATTGTATGGAG